GGTTCTTTAAAGTCGGATATTGTTTTCTCCATCTTTGTGTGAACCAGCCCCATAACCATCTCTTTACCTGTCATCCCCCTTATAAAATCTTGGTTGTCTAGGTGGTTTATTCTACACTCTACATACGACATCATAATAGTTGAAACCGTAGACTTCCCGCAACCTAAGGCACATGAAAGTGTAACTATAGGGTGTCCAATGTGTAATCTTGTTGGGAATATATCTTCAAGTACTGGCATCCACGCTGGGTATAAAGCCTTACCTGACATCCCGGTTTCTTTAAGCCCTAAGTAGTCATTATCCATTAAATAGGTGCTGATCTTAGGTGGTAGTTTTCTGTAACCGAGTATCTTAGCTAATGCTTTCATCTCATCTGTTACATCATCGTTAGAGAAAGGGTCGTTTAGCCATCCTCCATATTTAGCCCTTAGTTCTTCATCTGTTAAATGCTCGTCTTCGGGCTTCTTACTTCTTGCTGGGTGGTTTGATATTCCCATAAGCTCTATTCATTTACATATTGGACAACGAGGGGCGAACCCCTGCTGTCACTTTATTGTTTAACTTTAGAATTCTATAACATCGTTTGTAAGTCTAATAACCAGTGTATCTGTTAATAATGTCGATACGTATGGTTCTAAACCTGGATCTAGTTCCTCTATTGTTTCTAAAATTTCCTCTTGATAATCTGCTACAGACTCTCCTCTTACCTCTATTGCATTAATGTCAAACAAGCTCGTGAAAGTGAAGTCTGCATCCTTATAGATTTTTCTGAGTTCTTTAATTAAGCTGTTATGATTAGGTTTTATATTTGAGGATTGGTTATTATAATTTACAACTGGAACAAATGTCTCTGGCCCTAGTATGATTTGTGCCCCGTCTGGATACTCGAAAAGTTCTCTGCCATCTCCTATGCTGTCGACCCTTTTCAAATATAATGATTGTGGTCTTGTCTCTTCTCCTTCTGACGGCTGTTCCTCTCCCTCTCCCTGTGGCGGCATTGGTTCTCCTCCTTCTTCTTGATATTCTTCTTCTGGCGGATAACCCTCTTCTCCTGGTGGCGGACCTTGTTGCTGTTGTTCCTCCATTGCCTTAGCTTCTTCCTCTTTTTTCTCCCTTTCTATATTGTCAGCTTTAATATCTTCTAAGTCCATACCCTTGTCAAGCTGTCTGATGAGTCTTTGTCTATCCTCGTAACGTGCATTTAATCCTTCTGGCTCACGTGTTGGAGAATAACCTAAGAATACATCTAAAGCTTCTCTAGGGTCAGTTACCTTAGCTAATTTACTATCCCAGAGTTCTAGAGTCATTTGGTGTGGTATTCCCTCTTTATAAAGTTTAGGAAGACCGTTATACTCTATTACTGAAAGATTCCCATCAAAGTACCAATTAAAATACTTAAGTCCCTCAGCTTCGACTCTACCCTCTAGTGTTTTGATCGTGATATTACCTCCGTCTGATTTCTTAGTATTATCGATCATCTCTGCGAAGTACTTACTACCTCTGAATAAAATCTTTCGTCTCATTGTACTCCTGGGTTTAATTTTCGTTTTTCAAATTTTTAACCAGTTCTATCAGTTCTTCTCTAGTTAAGTTTTCAATTCTAGCATCTAACTTCTTTGACTCTAAATAGTGAGCGTAAGAGAGTATAGCGTGGTTATCTTCACCTAGAACTTTACTTAATATTTTAGAGAACCAAGTACCAGTCTTATTCAATTCTCCCTCTACCTCTAAAGCACCTGTTGAAGATGAGATAGTGATGTCGGGTTTTGAAAATAGGGTGTCTTCCTTAGAGGTTATAAAGTCTTCTAGAAATTCCCCTGCTATTACATTACCTAAGATGTCTATGGCTACAGCTACTCTCATGCATAAATAAGATATCACGAAAAGTATACTGAGTCCAAAATTCTTAAGCATGGTTAGAAACGGATTAACTTTACACTCCTTAGCATACTTCCCTATAGTGTAAATAAATCCTACAGGTAAAAGTATTGTAGCTATAACTATGGATGCAAGTAAAGCTATTGGTCCGCTTATTAATCTCTTTATCATTTTATTAGATTGCTTGTATTTTGTTAGCCATCGTAGACCATCCAGAATCAGCTTTATAATTCTCAACTTGGTCGGAAGGTACTTTAATAACATTTCCTTCATTCTCCTTAAATTTAAACTTAGAGAATTCAAGCACTCCTGGATATTCTAGAGTAAGCTCCATTTTTCCTTCAGTAGATGCACCAACAAATCCAATCTCTCCAATCTTATCTGAAGTAATCCAAGATGGTAGTTTAACTTTAAGAATTGAACAGTCATCAGATGGATTATATTGACTTTTTGTTTTAGTTGAATCTACCTTTAAGGATATTGAATTAAGGTTAGCTAGTGCTCCAGATAGGTAATCAAATAAACTGTTGTAATCTGAATTGTAGCCTGAAGTAATATCTATAGAAGTTAACTGACTCCAATCATCGTTATCTTTTAATGCTAAATTCTCAATTCCAGTATAGTCAGGTAATTTAAGGTTAATAGAGCTAATCGGCATTAAGTTATTCTTAGTACCATCTATAGACTCCTTAGATCTTAATCTTCCCGCTTGAATAGTCGTCGAGTGTTGTTGACGTTGCCCCTCACTATTAGACTCTGGGAATATATTAAGGAAGTTCTTGAATTGGTTTAACGTACAAGTATGGTCGCTAAGTGTATCTATTTTAAGCTTAGGATTGCTATTGCTTCCATAATAACTTGAACCGCCGCCATCAGTAGACATATTACTTAAAACTGAATAGAACTGCTTATCTGCTGCTTTTCCATTGTAGTTTCCATTTATATCTACAGTTAGTTTAGTATACTCTAGTCCTTTTAATAGTGAACCTAGGACTGCTGACTGTGAACTTACATCCTCACCTCCAAGAGAAATCGGCAATACACTTACCTCAGTGATAGTAGTAGAGTTGTTTAATTCCTTCAAAAGTTCATCACTCATCTGTGGGTTTGGCATATTAGCTTGGGATCCTCCCGCACCAAACATTATCTTTCCACCTACTTCAGAAGCATCTATTAATTTTCCAATATTATCCTCTCTCTGGAAGAACTTAACTAATCCTGTATAACTACTTACAGAAACGCTACTATCCTTAACTTTGAATTTAAGCCCATCGATATTAACATCACTGCTTAATGGGGTATCTCTAGTTGAATAATCAGCACTGCCTCCTGTATTACTATTTACAACCAACTCTCCAGAAATCTTCTTAACCTTACCAAATAACTCACTTGGAGATTGTAATACGTCTGCTACTTTTAAGAACAAATTAAGGTCTGTAGCGTCTGTTGAAGTTCCTGAAGCTTTGATATTAATTCTCTCAAGTACACTATCTGGATCCTCTTGAGCAGTTAAAACTCCATTATTATTCTGAAGTAATTTTTCTACCTGAGATTTGTTAGTAAAGGTAATTTCAGTTACTTTACCGTAATTACTTAATTTGACTCCTGGGAATGTAGATGGCAATTCTAAGCTTCCTGTAAAATCAAATCTACCGTTATTAGTATCTATCTTTGTAATTCTCTCTAAATCACTCTTCTCAACATCATAAATAATTCCTGAGTTAAAATTCGCTACTGAACTAAAGTCTGGATACTCTGTCATTGTAGTCGGGAATTTAACCTTCTTAACGTTTTGTAGAGCTGGTTTAGTCTGAGCATTCTCTAAGTTAATTGAATGAGAACCGCTAAGATCTAGTAATTCAATCTCTGCCCCTTTTGTTTGTTCATCTGTGTAAGAGTTAGAAATAGTACTTGTAACATATCTCTTAATTTTACTTCCTGATACAAACGGTGAAATAGCCTGTGAAGATGGGTTTAGTGAAGAGTATCTATTTAAGTCAAATGTATCAATATCTGCATAAATAGAACCTCCCTCCCAACTTGCTATAGAAATCTCACTTTGAATACTTGTTACTGGGAATTTACCATGGAATGACCCTTGATGTAGAGACACACTTCCTGGATGCCAACTTCCTGCTACATCTCTAATTTCAGTAATCTCAGCTCCTTTAAATACATTCTTAGGGAAATCTGTTGTGTTAGCAGGGATCATTCTCACCTTACTATCCATGAACATCCCCTCTGTAAGTTTACCTTCTAACTCTCTAGGTACTTCTGAAATCGCTGACCCTTTGAATAGATATTTCCCGTAAGTTCTAGTTTCTTGTGCCCATGTATTTGGAAATTCGAATCTAGTAAGTGGGTATCCTTCAAGTGAGTAGTCTTTAAGATTTACTAGTGAGTTTGGTAATTTAATATTTGTATAGTTGATTGGATTTATAGAACGGAAATTAGGAAGCCACTTTTCAGGTAGTTCTGTTATTCCTTCTTCTAAATCAATCGTTATTTTAAAAATTTGTTCGTTACTAGGTTGACCCAAATTGTTCTTTACCTTATAAGCTCTTTCAATGGTTCCTAGTGGTATGCCCCTACCTGTTGAATCGGTTACATACATATTGAAAACCCCTGCTTCTGGTAACTGAACGAAATAAGTTGAGCTTGGTTCTAGTACACTTGGTAATTCGCTAACTATATACTCCATGTTCCGATTCTTTGGTTAGTTATTGTTGATGGTTTAAATGTGATAAGCTGAGTGTTCTTTACTACATATATCTCGGTCAAATCTCCCTGTGCATTTTTAACGTAATATGTACCGTCCTTAGCTCTGTCGATTTCATCTTTACTATTCACTATAAACACAGTCTCCTTTGGTGGTTCTGGTGCAGCTAGTGTATGATCAAATCTATGTCCGCCTAATACAGCTATAATCTTCTTAATCGAATGTGAAACTGCATCTAGTAGGAAATATACCTTATCACCAGTATCAGCAAGAATAACCTGTGACTCTGATGTAATAAGCTCTACCTCCTTCTTTTCTGTTGGTTGTGGTTGCGGTACAGGCGATGGTGATGGTACATTTGGTTGTGGAGTAGGAACTGGCTGTGGAGTATTATTGTCTGTAGTTGGGATGCTAAGTGTATAAATAACTCCATCTTTAACTACATAAACTTCTTCTACCTTATCTGCTACTCTTTTATAATATACTCCCTCTTTGTTTGGATCTACATCAGCTTTACCTGCTACTAGATTAACTGAAGGGCTTATAGTTTGTACTCCCCCTGTTCTTGCCTTTATTTCTAGATCATCTTTTGTTGGGTTGTAGACGATCATAACAGACTCATCAAGGTGGAATCTATTGTTCTTTAATGAAACTACTGAGTCCTTATTGTCATTATCCACTCTCCCCGGTACACTTGGCTGCTGAGGCTGTTGTGGTACTGGAGGTTGTTGTGGAGTCGGCGATGGACGGTAGTTGTGTGAAAAATTATTTAACGGCATGCCTATCTGTTATTTTATTTGTTTATTTTGGAGGAGTCTGGATTATTTCTCTAACTCCCAATCGGTTGCTTCACTTAAATACATCCCCTTGTTTTCATATCCAGCTAAACTTTCTTTACACTCTTTCTGCGTAACGATAAGTAGCCCTAATTTGAAAAGCTCGTTAATGTACTCTACTTCAGACGGGAATTTAGATTTATTTATTTTAAGAACTTCAGCGAGTATTTTAACCTGATCATAAGAATAACTAACGTAACGAGTTTTATGTCCTTGTATACGCTCATCTTTAATCTTTTCTGTTTTCATTACTCCCTCAGTCTCATTCCAAACTTCTACTTCTTCTTCTATCTCTTTAAAACATGTATCGACAATTCTAAGGGTATAAGTTTGGGTAGAAGGTCTGTTTATTATCTCCTCTATATCCATTCTTATAAATCCTGACTTAGCCTCACCGAAAAACAGTTCTTTATTTGATCTAATTGCTATCATCTTCTTACTTTAGAATTGCCTTTATGTATACTCTCTTTGGATTGACACCTCTTGCAGAAAATACATTAGCCTTCTCTGGTAATCTAAGGTGGTTCACTCCGTTCTTTTGAATTAGTGCATCTTGAGGGTTTGCCGTTCTTACTATAGTGTTGTTATCATATACTACTGTGAACTCTTGAACCTCTAAAATGTTATCTATATTCGGTATGTTTCTAATTAGTACGACTTGTAGGTCTGGATCGGTTGCTCCTAACCTTGTAATATCTAAATTATTACTCCAAGGGAACCAGCTGTCAATTACATAATCATCTACTCCTAATTTTATTTCAGAAACGTGTGGTTGCCATTCAGTAGCCTTAGTTCCTCTTTCGATCTTATACTTTCTAACATCTATAGCTAATCCCGGTACATTCGCATTAAATCCACTCCAATCCGTATCATTAGTCCAATTCTCTCTCTTAAGTCTAGTCCAAATATTAGGTGGTACATTTTGACCCCAGATTGTTATACTGCTTGTGTGAGAGTGTCTAAAATCCATTGATATAGAGTAACCACCCTTGTTAGTATCAGGTATCTTCTCTAAATTACCCATATTGAATCCGTAAACTCCAACTGGTGTGTCTGAAGCTGGTGTATATCTAACAAAGTAACCCGTAGCATCTGATAAAACTTGAGCTGTTCCAGATTTAGCTGAGTTAGGTGTAAACATAGGTGTAGCTGTTCCTTTTGCTAGGTTGTTTATTCCTATTACGATATTCTCTATTTTGCTATCAACTTGAGCTTTAGAATATCCATCTACTGCAGCACCTCCACCTGAAACTACTCCAAATTCTAAAATCTTCTCTGTTATAAATCTTGCTAATTTTCTATGACCAGCTTTATTAGGGTGAAGTCCATCTGAATAGTATAATTGGTGGTTGAAGTTTGTAAATCCTACCTCTCTTGTATCGATATATTTAAGACCATAAAGTTTTGCTATTTCAATTACCCTGTCTGCATACTTATCTACTACTGCACTTATATCTGCCTCTGAGTTCTCGCTAAACGCTTTTAATGGAGTAAGAAGAACCACCTCTGCCTTAGCATGTCTCTTAAGCAGCTTCTCTAGGTATAATTGATATGCTCCTGTGAACTCTCTGAAATTAGTGTTGTTGTTATCCCAGGTTCCTAGACTTCCTTTTGGCTTAATAGTCCCTAAGTTATTACTGTGACCTGCAACTCCATCATTCCTTAAGTCATTAGCTCCCATTAAGATGAAGATGTAGTCGCTATCCTCTGCTAATAATTCAGTTCTACCTAAAGTAACATTATAGTAAGACCCATCAGTTAATTTGGTAGCCTGCATTGTTGTACCAGAAATAGCATCTATACTTCCTTTAGTTCCTCCTGTAAGCTGCAATAATTGACCTACCCATGTATCATTGAAAGTGAAGCCAGTAGCAGTCTTATATTCCTTAGAAGTGTCTCCAAAGTTAGTTATAGAGTCTCCTACAAATGATAACTTTTTAGCTGCTAGTTTGTTTACCGCATTTGGAACTGGAGCTGGGGCAGTCTTTTCACCTACAGCATTCATTGGTACTACATTCACAGACCCATCATGATTCATTACCATTACTTTAGCTCTGGATGTATCTGCAAGGTCTAATGTGTATGTTGTATTTAAATTAAGCTTACCGTTGATCGTTAGGAATCTCTCATTGAAATTACCGTAGATCAAACTCTGTGAAAGCTCTGTTCTTGTTGTTTTTGAGTTATGAATTGCTAGTAGTCCATCGTGAGACCCATTAGGTATATTGATATGTTGACCTATAACTACAGAGTTGGCCATATTAGTTACCCCTCTAGCTGTGTAGTTGAAGTTTCCGATTACTATATTGTTATAACTTCTATATTGTGTAGTAGCCCCTGAAGCACACCCTATAAATACACTCCCAACTACCCTAGTACCATTTGTTGTTAGTAGAGCTTTGGAACCGATTAAGATTGATGCTGCATTGGCTGATATTGTGTTGTCTTGTTGGTTAAAGTTGAATAAATCTGTAGCTGCCCATTTCTGTCCCCCTGTAAGATAAGATTCAAATATAGGCGAAATGCTAGTTATATCATCTTTTCCTTTTCTAGCATTTGGGTGTAGTCCATTACCTGCTTCTGCTCCAATAATCGTTAAGGATGTACCCTCTGTTAAATTAGTCCCAGAGTTGTAACCTATGATTGTGTTATTATTTCCAGTTACTTGTTTATTCCCTGCAAAAGCTCCTAAGTAAGTGTTGTTTTTACCTGTTGTTAGTGAAGCTGCAGCCGACCATCCTACCCATGTGTTGTAAGATCCTGTTCTAGCTTTTACATTCTCTTCATTATAAGTACCAAATCCAAAGTCGTATGATGGGTAGTAAGCTCCAATAGCGGCTGCGTTACTCCCTTTCTTTGGATCAGCTGTACTATAAAAGAATTGAACTGGTCTACCTGCATAGTCTCCTTCAGCTAGTATATCTTTTAATGAACTAACACTTGAACTCCCTCCTCCTAGAGCTATAGCCTTACCTTTTGAGTCAGTGATAAGGGATTTAGCTTCTGTCTCTGAGGTTTGGTGTATGTATATTGTATGCGGGTCATTTCCTGTACTTCCTGCTACTGGCGATGTTCCCGATTTCTTTATTAATTTATATTTTATTTTATTCTCTGCCATTTCTCTCCAAGTTTATCATTCGAAATCATCTCCCGAAACTGTATCTTCAGAGAGTAACTTTTTCCAAGCGGCAACATCGATATCTGAAGAAGTAGCTTTGAGAACCCCCTCTATACCTACCTGTCCTTTTATTTCAGAAGTAGTGACACCAAGTTTAGTTTTCCAAGCATCTATATCAATCTCACTAGAAGTTGCTTTAAGGATTGGATTAAGATCTGCGGTTGGTGGTGCTGACGTTACATTTAAAACCTCTTTCCACTTAGTTACATTGATCCCTTCTGCATTTTGTTTAAGCTCATTTAATCCTAATCTCTCTTTTAATTTTTCAGCATCAATATCAGTTCCATCTTTCTTAGCTAACTCCTCAAGACCTAAATTCAATCTTCTCTTAAGTGCTTCAACGTCTATGTCTGATGCATCCTTGTTAGCTAGTTTATCAATGTCAGAAATACCTAGCTTATCTTTCCAAAGTGTAACTGAGATATTTTCACCATTAACTCCAGCTTTCTGTCTTAAGTCTAATTGAATATCTCCTTTGAGTGTTTCTAGGTCATTTCTATTAGTCAGGTTAGTTGTATCTGGAATATTTAGTTTACTTCTCCAATTATCTACATTTATCCCCTCTCCTGAGTTGTAATTATTCTTTAGTTCTTGGAAGTTTGTGATTAGTGAATTTAGTGAGTCATCTGATATACCTAAGACTGATCTCCAAGTACTCACATCAATATTACTTGCATCAACTTTAGCTAAAACTGTGGTATCTATTCCTAATCTATTTCTTAAAACTTCTACATCAATATCATAACCACTTTTACTTGCTAGATTCTTGATTGCGTCTGAAAGTTCTTCTCTTGTTACTCTTGAAGATGGTTGAGAATTATTTATAACCCCCAGCCTCTCTTTAATTTTTTCAATGTCGATATCTGAACCATCCTTCTTAGCTAATAGATTTAACTCAAGGATATTTTTAAGGTAAGATAGATCAACATTTGTAAAGTCTTTGTTAGCTAGGAATGAAGAAAATACAGCATAGTTTAAGTTGGTACCATCTATATTTAATTTCTTAGCTAGCTCTTGCATAACCTGAGAATTGGATCCACCACCAGAGTTACCTTCCCTAGCAGATATAATTAGATCGTCTTTAATCGGGTCATAAACAATCATTACCGACTCATCCAAGTGAAACCTATTGTTGATAAGAGAGACTGTGGAATCAAGCTTATCCTCTTCTTCTGTGATTTCTGGTTGAGGGGTCTGACTATTATCGTTATTTTGTTTAGTCTCCTCTATTTCTAGTGAGCTCTGGTAAACACTCGTATCTGGTATATATGAATATCTGATAATCTTCTTTGCCATTGCTCTTTCTTTTATTATTTATTTTAGTTTTTGTTCTCGTTTAGTATTGTTTCATTCAGTTTTCTTAGTACTCCCATAGTTGCCTCATCTTTTCCAGTAAGTCTAAGTTTATCATCACCTCTAGAAATCTCTCCTGATAATCTTTGAAGCTCTACATCTGAATGCTCTATCTTAATTTCTTCGTATACTTGGTTGATCTTAGTCATGTAATCCAGAAGTTTGTCTATCATTACATATCTATCTTGAATCGGAACATCATTACCTAAAGGCTTACTAATCTCATCTACAAGTCCAGCTATAGTAATCATAAGCCTCTGGTAAATTACTAATCTGAATCTGGAATAAGCCTCACTCAAGTAAACCTCAAATACCTGCAACTCTTTTGGATCGATTATACTCTTGAAGTTTGACATTATTGTTTCAACTTCTAGGTTTATATTCAGTCCGTATTTTTGGTTGTAGGATATGTATAGGTCTTTTATTGAGTCTAATGTTTCAGCTGTCACCTTTCCATATTGATACTGTGAAGGTGAGTCTGCTGTAAAAACTATAGGTGTAATTGAGTCCTTCTTTATTGGATCAACTGCATTCATTCTCCCTCTAATTAGATCAACTTCATCAAGGGAGGCAGAACTAAAATCATCAACTTGGATATAATCTGTCCCTTTCTTTTTAGCCATCTCTTTTAGTTTTTAGGTTTTGTTCTCTCATATATAAGGCTTTACTTTCAAACTGGAGGTGTTTTGGGGGTATTTTTGAGTTAAATTTTTGAGGGGTTAATGAGTAAAATCTTCTGTAGCACCTGTATTCATTAGGGTTTCCAGAGATTTACTATTAAACGGCAGAGACTTAAGATTTTAGAATTAATTTGAAGTGTTTTTGGTTGAATTTGAGGGATATAAAAACCTACCCTTGATAGACTTGCTGAACCCGAAATTGGACTGAGTGAAAACCTACCCATGGTGAAACTCTAAACTTAAAATTCAGATGAAAGGAAACCACCCCATGTTGAACCTGCTGAGCTAAAAGTTAATTGAGAGGTTTGGTTTTCTATTCTGACTAAAAGGTTAAAATCGTCGTAGAGCTTCATAAACATATCAAAAATCGATTATCTATATTTCTCTGGTATACTTATATTATTTTGAAAAGATCTTGACTAATTTGTGGTTTATTTTCGTTAATCAAAACCGCCCCATGTTAAACTTGTTGAACTTAAAGTTAGTTGAGATTTGTTTATCTTTCTATTTCTGACAAAAGAGTAAATCTTCTTCTTGGCTAATTGGGAGGCTCGGTCAGAGCCCTCCCCAAGTTAAACTTTTAATTACAACTTTTATTTTTTTTTTCTTGGTTAATCGGAGGAGCCTTTAGGGCTCCGACTAGCTTTTTAAAATTAATCAGGAACGAGGCTTTAGCCGAGTGACTATATAATATATTTAATATATCCATATAACATGGGTAGGTTTTACTAAAAGTTTGACTCTCAGTTATTTATAAGGCTATCCCTCTTTAATTAACTGATTTTTAGGAGTTTAACTTTTTAGCTATATTTTTGGTTAATTTTTAGATTTTTTTTTTTAGTTTCAACTTTTCGATTTCTATTTTTTTTTGTTAATTTTATTTTGATCAGTTTTGAGCGAAACGATAGTGTAGCGAATATAATATAATTTAATATTATCCTTATAACATGGGGCGGTTTTAGTCACCTCTGAAAATCAACTACTTACAGAAATAACCTTCATAAACCTATCAAAAATCAATCCAAATTACTAAACCTATATAATTATACCTGAAAAACAAGAAAGTGTATTAAATCGAAGATATGGTACCTTAAATTGAATTTTAGAGTTTTTAGTTAAGGTTAGGTTTAAGTATAGTTATATAACCAGAAAAATATGTAATGTCAGTTATAAATTTGGTAATAAATAAAAGTTATAAAAATATTTGGTCATTATAAAAATTTGTTTACCTTTGCAAAGTAGAATTTAAAAATAGAACAATTATGATTAATTTTGAGTTACACCCAGTAGAGGTAAAAATCCAAAATAAAGAAAACTTAACTAGCCTAGAAATCACTGAACTAATCAATTATTACGCTAAGTTGGCTAAAGATACTCCTAAGAGAGGTAAAACCCATGACCAAATAACTGACTATATATGGGAGGTATTTAAGAAAGGTACCCCGAAAGAAGAACATGTTGAAGTGGAAATGTATAGGGATTCTAGGAATCGAAAACAGGCTCAGTTTGTACTAAATAGACCTCAATGGATTAGGGTACTATTTAAGATACATAATAAAGGTGTAGGAGAATTATTAAGAGAACGTTTATCGAAATTATTATAACAGCTATTAAAAATACAGAAATTATGAATAACCAGTTAATTACAATGGACTTCGGAAGTGAGGCTACAATATCTAGCTTTGAATTACTTAACCAAATTAATTTATTTAGAAGTTTGGATGCTAAGAAATCAAAATTAGCTCACAGAACTTTACTATCAATTATTAGAGATGAGTTTAGTGGAGATGAGAACGAAGATTTACAAGAGTAGAAAATTTTGCAATCGTTCAGAATCAGAGAGTTACCTAACAGAGGGCATAAAAAGGATCCTTATTTTGAATTGACTATATCTCAAGCAAAGCAGGTATTATTAAGAGAGTCAAAATTAGTTAGGAGAAAAGTAATTGAATACCTAGAGAATTTTGAAAGAACTTTTACTAATTCAATGAAAAGAGCTCTGGAGCCAATTATTGATAGGATAGATAAAATGGAGGTTAGTCTAAATAGTAAACTTGATCAAATCTTGCTTAATCAAAATAACCAATCATTACCAGTTACATTCAAACCGCTAAAATCAATAGCTCCAGTTCAATACTTAAGACCTCAACCTATTAATAATGCGCAATGTAGAGTTGAATTAAACAACTTGATTTTAGATTATAGTAAATTAGCTAAGATTCATATAACAGCTGCTTGGGTAGAAGTATATCAAAGATTGGAGAACAATTATGGATTTAAGGTTAATGAAATAGAGAGTATAACGACCAGAGAATCTAAAATTGATAAAATTGAAAGGTGTGGATTAATTAGACCTGCATTTGATATTATTAACGCCCTAGTAGCGGAATTAAGATACGTCAGTTAAACTCTGGCGTATTTTTTTTTACAAGAGCAGAGAATTTCCAAAACCCTAACAATCAATTCATTAAACATCAATACAGGCTAGAACTATGGAAAAAACCTAATCTGTGAAATAAAATTAATGTTATGGGCAGTTTTAATAATTTTTATATCGGAAACTATTTCTCACCAAAAATCGATAGATCTTCTTCTAACCGTTTATTTATATCAGATGAAGAGCCTAACTTAGCGGACTACAAGGAAGTTGAACGAAAAGAGTATTTGAGAGATTGTGGAAAGTTTGTTAGAGAAAGAATACTAGAATATCTTAGCATAGTCCCAAATCCACTACACAAATCAACTTGGGAATTATGTTTAGAATTGGATAAAGAAGATGAAGAATATGATAACGAATGATACGATTAATAAGCTGACTTTGAACTTAGAAGATTACGATCAAGTCAGGCACAATAAACATCTGTACAAGCATAGAATTAGGTACCCGATGGATTATGGAAGGTTGAGATACTACATGAAACTCCAAGACTGTAAACTACTAAAACTAAAGAAGAGCTCTGGGATATCCTACTTATACGAACTACCTGAAACTGAAATAGATAAGAGTGATTTAAAGAGGAAGTTTCTCCAGAGTAAAGCCTTTGTTGAAACCTTGAAAGTACTCTATGAAATAATCCCAAAGTTCTCATCAGTATCAGTTCCAAAAGACTTGTTAAACCCTACCGTAGACAAAGCTGAAAAACTATTTGATCCAAGTATTAAGCTTTCTATTCATTGGTTTAAAAGTGACTTGGAGGGGGAGTCTATGGATCCTTCAGTTTTTAACTTGGTGATATTTGATGTTTAACCCTAACACTAAATCCAAAACATGATACTAAAAGAAATAGAAACCAAATACTTAGACCGACCCCCAGATAGATTTTCAGTTAATGATGAGGGGTTTACCGGAGCTGTACATATTATCAATAACCCGGAATTAGACTCAGAGCGGATTTTAAGGGAACTAATTGAATCTAAACCAAATGCTATACGATTAGTCTCACGATTTAAATTAACTTATCTTCCACCTGAGTTTTACGATTTGGAGCCTTATGATATTTACCAGCCTGTTAACATTGTACCTATGACCCTATTCAAAACAAACTCAGTAGTAGGCTATGGTACGTTAAAAGATATCACCTACATTAAGAAAGGGAAATACCTCCTAGTAAAACCAAATGAAATATATACTCACCTAACACATAACGGAGACTTAACTTCACTTGGATACCTCTCACTACTTCTTAATGTCAACTCTATGGAACAACTGCCTTATGAGATTAAAAAGAGAGGAATGAAATTATTTGAAAAGAACCTTAATAAATATTTTAAAGATGAATACAGAAATTAACACTACTAAGAAATTCGACAACTTAATGATTGATATTGAAACCTTTGGGACTGATTTATGCTCCGTTGTGCTTTCAATAGCAGCTACACCTTTTAATGAAACAGAAATTGGAGAGAAGATTTATTTCCATCACTTACCTATAGAATCTCAACTAAAAATGGGAAGAACTATATCTCAGGAAACTTGGAACTGGTGGTCTGAACAAACAATAAACCCTGTAGCAAAACCAACTAACGGAACAGATTTAGACGCTTATATGATTCTCCTTTCCAATTTTATTTCAGATTTAGAGGATGGGCAAGATGAACTAAGAATATGGTCTAACCCTCCACAGTTTGATATTAAGATTCTAGAGGATATGTATAAGCAAGTTGGTCGTCCTATTCCGTGGAGCCATAGACAAATTTGTGATGTTAGAACCGTGAAGAAATTATTAGGAAAGGATAGATACGCTGAGTTTATGAACAAAGAGGCACATAATCCAGTATCAGATAACGAGTTCCAAATAAAAATAGTTCAGAAGTTTATAGGCATGACCAAATAAAATGATTAACTTTGCAGGGTGGGGTGAATTAAAACTCTACTCTGCAGTTAAACTTAATAAAATGTGAAAGTAAGAATACTAAATCATGAGTTATCGGCAGAGCGTATAGATGAAGGTACGGCTCAAATGATAATGGGGATTAAGATTAACAACATAAAGAAAGAAGTATATCACAAAGGAGAGATGGAAATAAACACAAGCCTATCCGTATCAGTATATTCAATAGCAGCAGCGATACGATACAACTGGATAAACGAGAAATTCAATAACGGAGGACTACATACAAAATCAATAAGGTTAAATGTAGGAGGGGATGACAGAGATGAACTAACTGTATTCTTTAAATCTCGTGAAGTTGCTGCTGAAAAATACTTAGAGGATGATGATTCAGGAGTTATAATTTACAAAGACAATAAAGGGATGGCTTCTTATAATATTTACGAGGAGTCTTCAGATGTTATGATTGCAGGTGATGAAGAGTTTGTAAAGAAAGTAGCGGATGAGTTAGAGGAAAACTTTGGGAAATCTAGGGTAAATGCTAAGTGGTACTATAACAAGAACGAGTATGTAACAATTCCTGTAAACACTAACAATATACCTACGACAGATTCTTACCCATTTTTGAGAGGAGAGAAACTTGAGGATTACTTTGATAGATTTATGAGCTCAGATGCAAATGTTCTATTATTATATGGTAAGCCGGGATTAGGGAAGAGTTCGTTTATAAAAGCTTTACTGAATCATACAAAAGGTACACCGGTAGTTTCTTACAATTACGAGCTATTATATGATGATTCTTTATTCGCTCAGTTTATGGAAGATTCTAAATCACGTTTCTTTATTCTAGAGGATGCTGATACATTACTTAAAGATAGAGCCAAGAATGATAACCATGTGATGCAGAAATTCTTAAACTTAGGAGATGGGATACTATCAAATAAGAAAAAGAAAATAATCATCACAACTAACTTAGAAAATCTCAACTCAATAGACCCAGCATTAACTAGACCTGGTAGATGTTTTGATGCTTTAGAGTTTACACCACTTACAAAAGAACAAGCATTGAAACTAAACCCATCATTACAGTTAGAACAGGAGGAATATACATTAGCTGAGATCTATAATGATAGGAAAACTGAAGTGACTATTGAAACAAAGAAGGTAGGATTCTCAATCGTTAGATAACAACTTCCACTAAATGATATCTAGAGTGTTAAAATTATTTGGTAGTTATAAAATCAATAGATAAATTTGCGGTTTATAATTAAGAACATATATTTAGATGGGTGAAAAAGATTACAAACCTTTTTGGGATGACACTTGCGAGGCGATAAGCTCATGCCTATTGTCGCACACTCAGATAGACTCTGCAGGTTTAGAGTCAACATCCTCAAGTAAAACGGTAGATGATTCTTGGTTTTTGACAGAAAGAAAGTTCCATCAGGACGAGAACCCACAGAAGGCTTACTTACAACCTTATATGTCTTCTCTTGTAGAATGTACAGGCTTAGAAGATACTCAGATAAAATCAAGGAAGATAAGAATCTACCCAACTCAACAACAGAAGATTCTCTTTAAACAATGGTTTGGAGTAGCTAGAAAATTCTATAATGAAACTTTAACTATCTATAAAAATGGTTCTGAAAAGACTTGGGATAAAGTTTATAAAGATATAGCTGAACAAAATAAAGAACATGACTATATTAAATCAGTGCCTTATCAAATTAAGAAGATATCAGTTAAGGATTATAGAGAAGCTTTGTCAATAAATAAGAAAATAGCTAAGCGATCTGGGAAACCTTTTGAGATGAAATTTAAAAGTAAGAAAAACCCTAAGCAAAGTTGTTATATTCCTAAATCAGCCATTAGTTCATCTGGTATTTACCATACAATAGTTGGAAAACTTAAGATGAAAGAAAGAGCTTGGTTTGAAAATGAGGATATTAAAGCTTGTAGATTAACTTTGGAGTTTGGCAAATGGTCTATAGTTATTCCTAAAGATATAAAAACTACACCTATCGAAAACCAAGAGGGTGTAGTTGCTATTGACCCGGGAGTTAGAACCTTTGCTACTTACTTTTCAACTGAAGGGTATTTTGGTAAGTTGGGTCAAGGAGCTTTTGATAGGATTTTGAAATTAAACTTAAAGATTGACAAATTGATAAGCAAATTAAGCAAAGAGACTGATAAACATAAGAAGTCTAACTTAAAAAGGTCAATATTCAATATAAGGTTTAAGATTAGGAATTTAATAGATGAGCTTCACTGGAAAACAATTAAGTTCTTCACAAGTAGATTTAAAGTAATCATCTTTCCTTCTTTTAATGTGAACGAGATGGTTAAGAAATCTAATAGAAAGTTACCTAAGAAAGTGGTTAGATCTATGAATTGCTTTAGATTCTTTGAGTTTAAAGAAAGGTTAAAGTTGAAATGTAAGGAGAATGGAGTAACCTTTGTAGAATCTTCAGAAGCATTTACAAGTAAGACTAATAGCTTTACAGGTGAACTCATAGAGAACTTAGGAAGTAAAGAGAAATTTATGTTTAACAATATCTCAATAGATAGAGATATAAATGGTGCTCGGAATATTTTAATTCGGGCAATGAGAGATGCCTCCGCTTAGAGTTGAAATACTTTAGGATGACTAGTACTATACTATTAGGTTAACTTTTAATAGGAGTTAGTATCGAACAAGCATCGGTAATATATACAGATAAAACAAAAGCTTATACAGTCTCAATAAGTGATGCGGATTTGGAAAGCGGAAGTCCTAAAATTGGGGATATGATAGCCGTTAGTGAGAATAATACATCTGATCAGTGGCTAGTTAATCAAAAGTATTTCCAGGAGAATTTCCACACTGA